AGGTGATGTGATGATGCACCCATTGTGGTGCATCCCAGTGATGTTATTGTTTACAACCACTACCATCCAAGCTATGCACACTGTTACACACTGGCATATGCAAATCGATGCTGATGCATTCTGTAGAAACAATGCTGAGTGGGTGGAGTCACAGACAAACGATGATGACTACTAACATATATAATACACAACCGAAGAGACCCACAGGGTCTCTTTTTGTTTGGAGATTACTATGAACATGTATGTAAACCTGTGCACAGGACCAAGCGAGAAGAAGGACACCTTGACAGTTGACATCCCACCAGAGTATACTGATGAGTTCAACCAGATGGTGCACATCCTTGCTGAAGAAAAGAATATCACTGCTCGACGTGCCTTCGTTGATATGGTGAAGTTTACATTTGATAACTTAATGGAGAGAGATTATGAGCGTAAAGGTCGTAAGAATGCAAAACGGAGAGGACGTAATAACTGACGTTAAAGAGATCCGTCCTGAAGAAGGTAAGTCTGCCATTGCATATGAGTTCCTTGATGCTTTCACTGTAACTATTCTTAGACCTACTGAGGATATGTTTAGGGAAGAGGACATGGATGCTATGGATTCTCTTGGGGATATTCAACTAGAGTTTTTCCCTTGGTCTCCATTGTGCACTGGAAGGAATATTGTTACACTGTATAGTGTGGTATCATTATCTGATCCTCATAGCAATGTCATTGAGGGTTACAAACAGGCAATTGAAAAGTACAAAGAACTAAGGAGAGACGATGCTAAAGTTGATCATACTCAAACACCACCCGACAACCTATTTGCTGGGTAAGATAACTGAGTTGGATGAAGAACCCAGTCTATTGATTGAGAATTGTTACACGATTACTCCAGAGGTAACCCTTCAGGAGTATCCTTTATACACCAGTCAGAGAGATTTGTTCTTGACATCTGACGATGTTATGACTATACTGGATCCATCCTTAGTGGTGACCAAATTGTACGAAGAAGCAGTTAGTGAGTAATTTCTATACGAATCTTACATTAATAGGGGATGACATTCTATACCGTGGGTATGAGAATGGTGAACCTGTGCAGTATAGAGAGAAGTCACATCCTGTCATGTATCTCGTGCCACAAGCACAGAGCAAACCCTCCAAGTATAAGACCTTGGATGGTAGGAAAGCATACCCGAAGCAATTTGATGGTGCTAGAGAGGCACGTGACTTCCTCAGACAGTATGAGAATGCTGCTGGTTTAGAAGTGCATGGATATGAGAGATTCCTTTATCAACATGTTGCTCAGAAGTTTCCTTCTGAGATTGATTATGACATGACCAAGATGAAGATCTATACGATTGACATTGAGGTTGCATGTGAGAATGGTTTCCCTGATGTAGAAGCATCTGCTGAGGAGATGCTCTGTATTACGATAAAGGATTTCAATACTAAGAAGATTATTACATGGGGTACTCGTGAGTTTAAAGGGGAGCATGAGTATCGTGTCTTCTGGACTGAAGCAGAGATGCTTGAGGACTTTATAGGATGGTGGGTGCAGAATACTCCTGACATTATTACAGGATGGAACTGCAACCTATATGACATACCATATATCTGTCGTAGAGTTGAAAGAATACTAGGAGAGAAGTGGAAGAAGTCTCTGTCACCTTGGAAGAGGGTATATGACAGGGAGATTGTAATTCAAGGACGTACTAACATTGCTTATACTATTAGTGGTGTTAATATCCTTGACTATCTTGACCTCTATAAGAAGTTTACTTACACCAACCAAGAGTCATATAGACTAGACCATATAGCTATGGTAGAATTGGATGATGCTAAGTTAGACCACTCACAGTATGAAAACTTTAAAGATTTCTATACTAATGACTGGGATCGCTTCGTAGAATACAACATACATGACGTTGATCTTGTTGACCAACTGGAAGACAAGATGAAACTCGTAGAGTTATGTGTCGCTATGGCATATGATGCTAAGGTTAATTTCGAGGATGTATATTCTCAGGTTAGAGTATGGGACACTCTCATATACAATGATCTCAGTAAGAAAAACATTGTAGTCCCACCGAAAAGTAAAACAAAGAAAGATGACAAATACGCAGGAGCATATGTCAAGGAGCCCGTCCCTGGCATCTATGATTGGGTGGTTAGTTTTGACCTTAACAGTCTGTACCCTCACCTCATCATGCAGTACAACATCTCCCCAGAAACCCTCTGTGATAGAAGACACCCCACTGCCACAGTTGAAGGACTGCTCAACAGAAAAGTTAGGATCGATGGAGATTTTGCAGTGTGTGCCAATGGAGCACAGTATCGTAAAGACATCTTAGGTTTCCTTCCTCAGATGATGCAACGCATCTATGATGAGAGGACAATATATAAAAAGAAAATGTTGAAGGCGAAGCAAGAGTATGAAACCAGACCAACCGACCAACTTAAGCGAGACATTGCTAAGTTTAATAACGTCCAGATGGCAAGAAAGATCCAACTTAACTCTGCCTACGGTGCTATCGGTAACCAATACTTCAGGTACTACAATCTTGCGAACGCTGAAGCAATCACACTCAGTGGACAAGTCTCAATCAGATGGATCGAAAACAAAGTAAACAGTTATTTAAACAAAGTATTAAAAACAGAGGACACAGATTATGTTATTGCTAGTGACACTGATTCTATTTACCTTAATCTTGGTCCTTTGGTACAAGCTGTATTCCCCAGTGGAGAGAAGGACGATCAGAGTACACTTAGTTTCCTTAAAAAGGTGTGTGATGTGGAACTTGATCGCTATATCGAGAGTGCTTATGAAGAAATGGCAACCTATGTAAATGCTTATGATCAGAAGATGGTCATGAAGCGTGAGAACATAGCAAACAAAGGTATATGGACAGCGAAGAAGAGATATATTTTAAACGTATGGAATAGTGAGGGTGTCCAGTATGACAAACCTAAACTAAAGATGATGGGTATTGAAGCTGTTAAGTCTTCAACACCTGCACCATGTCGTACTGCCATTAAGGAAGCACTTAATGTTATAATGACTGGTAGTGAGGAGAATACGCAGAAGTATATTAAAAACTTCCGAGAGAAGTTTGAAGCAATGTCACCAGAGGAAGTAGCATTCCCACGTGGTTGCAATAATATACAGAAGAATACATCCACTGCTACCATATATGGTAAGGGATGTCCCATGCATGTCAGGGGTGCTCTACTATACAACTTCTATATTAAGAAGAGGAAGTTGCAGCACAAGTATCCTATCATTCAAGAAGGTGAAAAGATTAAATACTTACATCTTCGCACACCTAACAAGATCAATGAGAATATTATCTCATTCTTCCAGACTCTTCCAAAAGAATTTGGGCTTGACGAATCGATAGACTATGATCTACAATTTGAGAAGAGTTTTCTGGCTCCTCTTAAAGCTATACTCGACACGATAGGTTGGGAAGCAGAAAAGAAAAACACATTAGAGGCACTATGGTCTTAGTTTTTATAATCGCAGGACTTCTATTACTATTAGTAGTAGGAGGGGTGTGGTTAACCTTCGGTCCAGGAGGTAAGGATGTAAGAGATCCTATTGACGAGCATGCTAAAATGCATGAGTTAGGAATAGCACATGGACATAGCCCAAGAACTAAACACGATTAATTATGAGTTTCTTAAAAGATATTGTCAAGGAGATAGACAATGAATACGCTGCTGTCGTTGCTGATGGTGTCGCTGCTGGTGATACTAGTGGTTATATCGACACAGGTTCGTACATCTTTAACGGACTTGTCAGTGGATCCATCAACAAAGGGGTTCCAGGAAACAAAATCACTGCTATTGCAGGTGAATCAAGCACAGGTAAAACGTTTTTCTGTCTTGGTATCGTACGTCATTTCCTCGAATCTAATCCTGATGGTGGCGTTATTTATTTTGAGTCTGAAAGTGCACTGAGTAGAGAGATGATAGAGACTAGGGGCATAGACTCTAGTCGTATGATTATAGTACCTGTCACTACTGTCCAAGAGTTTAGGACACAGGCAATACAGATCCTTGACAAGTATATGAAGGACAAGAATCAACCACCTATGATGATGGTGTTAGATTCATTGGGTATGCTGTCCACCTCTAAGGAGATGGAAGATAGTGAGGCAGGTAAAGAGACCAGAGATATGACTAGAGCACAAGTTGTTAAGTCTATCTTCAGAGTACTCACCTTGAAGTTGGGTAAAGCGAATGTCCCACTGATAGTTACCAACCATACATATGATGTGGTCGGTGCTTACATGCCTACCAAAGAGATGGGTGGTGGTAGTGGACTCAAGTATGCTGCTTCTAATATCATTTACCTTAGTAAGTCTAAGGAGAAGGACGGTAAGGAAGTTATAGGTAATATCATTAAAGCAAAACTTGCTAAGTCTAGGTTAGCAAAAGAGAATCAACAGGTGGCCATACGTTTATACTATGATGAGAGAGGACTAGACAAATACTATGGTCTGTTAGAACTAGGAGAGAAGTATGGAGTATTTGAACGTAAGGGTAATCGAGTTGTCATTGGAGCTGACTCTGTATATCCATCGGTTGTATATAAAGACCCCTCTAAATACTTCACCCCCGAAATCTTACAAGCATTAGATGAGTGTGCTGCCAAGGAGTTTTCATATGGATAGGTTTATTGTTACTTACGATGATATCTTAGATGAGAATCTATGTAAGAATGCTGTCTTGATGTTTGATCAGGATAAAGATCATGTCGAGAGGTTTGACCAGGAGATGTGTGGTTTCTCTGCTCTCAACATCACAGATCTAGTAGAGAAAGCACAAATTAATATATGGAATGTTGTACATAATCAGATCTTAATGGCCATCAAGACGTGTGGTGAAAGATACATAAAAGATCTTGACTGCGAAAGGTATTGGCCAAGAAACAATTCTCTTGAGCAGGTTAAGATGATTAAGTATCAGCATAAGACACAGGATAGATTTGAGAGACATATAGATGTAGGTGACTACAATTCTGCTAAGAGATTCCTCACATATCATATGTTTTTAAATGATGTGGAAGGAGGTTCAGTATATTTTAATGATATTGACGTTGAAATTAAAGCAAAACGTGGTAGAATGGTTCTATTCCCATCCACGTGGACGTATGCACACTCATACATGCCACCAAAGGATGAAGATAAGTATGCGATAACAACCTATCTACATTACACATGACCTTAAAGATCGAGGAGATCACCCTTAGTAAACTAATCCTCAACGACACGTATACTAGGAAGGTACTGCCTTTTATAAAGGATGAATACTTTGATACTACAAGTCACAAGGTATTGTTTAGTACCTTAACAGAGTATGTTAATAAGTATGAGACAACACCAGAGCCTAATGCTCTGAAGATAGAAGTAGAGAAGAGACGTGACATCTCGGAGGAGATATATAGAGAGGTCGAAAGTTTCATTGACAACTTAGATAGAGATCAATATAACGAAGATTGGTTAGTAGAGACAACAGAGAAGTGGTGTAAAGAGAGAGCAATATACCTTGCCTTAATGGAGTCTGTAAAGATTGCAGATGGGCAGGATAAAACACGTACAAAGGATGCTATTCCGTCTATCATGTCGGAAGCACTAGGCGTGTGTTTTGATGAGAGCGTAGGACACGATTACATACAAGATTCTGATGACAGATATGACTTCTATCACAAGAAAGAAGAAAAGATTCCCTTTGATATCGAGTATCTTAACAAGATTACCAAAGGTGGTTTACCTAATAAGACTCTTAACATCGCACTTGCTGGTACAGGTGTCGGGAAAAGTCTATTCATGTGCCATTTGGCTGGCTCCGTGCTGTTACAAGGCAGGAACGTACTCTACATTACAATGGAGATGGCAGAAGAGAAGATTGCTGAACGAATTGATGCCAACCTCTTGGACATCCCAATCCAGCAACTCACAAGCCCCCTCCTCACAAAAGAAAAGTACTCCACCAAGTTGCTGGAGTTAACTAAGAAGACTCAAGGTAAGTTAGTCATTAAAGAATACCCCACAGCATCAGCACATGTGGGACACTTCAAGGCACTCTTAAATGAGTTGTCTATGAAGAAGGGATTCAGTCCTGATATTATATTCGTGGACTACCTAAACATCTGTGCTTCAGCACGGTATAAAGGTACTATAGTAAACAGTTACACTTATGTTAAAGCGATTGCAGAGGAACTTAGAGGACTTGCTGTCGAATTTAATCTACCAATCGTCAGTGCTACTCAAACTACTCGTGCTGGTTTTGGGTCTAGCGATCCTGACCTTACTGACACATCGGAGTCCTTCGGACTTCCTGCTACTGCTGACCTTATGCTCGCTCTCATTTCTAACGAGGAAATGGAAGAGCTAGGACAGATAATGATCAAACAGTTGAAGAATAGATACAATGACCCTACAATGTATAAGAGATTCGTTGTGGGTATTGACAGAGCGAAGATGAGGCTGTATGATTGTGATCAAGGAGCACAAGATGACATCATCGATGCAGGTGATATAGAACCTGTGACCAACACTAAAAAAACATTCGAGGGATTTAAAGTCTAATGTCTGAAAAGTTTACTAACGCACCAGGTGAAAATTATGAACAGGATAAAGCTGCCGAGCAAGTATCCAACATGGCTCAGGATAAGGTAGAGCAAAACACTGATCAAGCAAAGAAGATTGCTGATGAGACTCCTAAGTCACCTGAGGAGTTTGATACTGATGAGAGAATGGGAAATGCTCCTAAGTCAAGGGAGTATTTGAAACAGAAGGTTGCAGAGAAGGACAAGAAGAAGGGTAAGAAACCAGAGAAGTTTGAGATAGATCTAGACAACTATACAAGTTTTGTAGACAGAGTTACCTCACCTCCTAGTAAGGACTTTGATAAGTTGATAGCAAGGTATGGTGAGTTGAAGAAGGAAGGGTGTAACATTGCACGTCTTGATACTGCTGCATCTGGTATGTGCTCAGAGGCAGGTGAGTTTATGGAGATTGTTAAGAAGTTAAAATTCCAAGGCAAACCATACAACCTTGCTAATAAGGAGCACCTTACTAAGGAGTTAGGTGACATCATATGGTACTGTGCACAAGCAGCACTAGCACTAGACGTGAGGTTAGATGAGATCATCTATACTAATACTCTTAAGTTAGCAACTAGATACCCTAATCAAATGTTTGAGGTAGGATACTCAGAGAATAGAGCACCTGGTGACATCTAATGGGAAGAGGTAATCACACAGGTTATAATGGTGTAGGAGATAACGGTAAAGATCATCGTATATCAGGTGATATATCTGAGTTGTATTTCAAAAAGAAATGGATTGAGTTTGTCTTAAATATATCCAACAAAGCTGAGCACATGCTATGGGATGTAGACCCATACACTCTCTGGACACCATCTTTGGATAGGGGTGCTGATTGTATACTTGATAGCACTAGAGCTAAGATACAGATAAAGAGATTTACTACACCTAAGTCTGAGCACATGGTGAAAAACAAACAGAATCCATATCGACTTGATCTTCGTAGGAAGAGACTTAGCGGCCATGATAATTACAGTAAATGGGATTTTGATATATTGATAGCACATGACTGGGAAGGTTTTACTAACAATGATGTAGAGTGTTTAAGGTGG